GCTTACGGAATCTTAATCTGACGAAACCTGAAAATCCCAGTGCCCTATCTTTTGGAAGATTAATTGCAGAGTTTAACTCTGAGTAAATATCCCGTTCGGAATACTTTTGAAGGGTTGCTTCGTGATTTCCATAAAGTCTCGCAAGACAGGTTTCTCCAAGATCTCCGAAGAAATGTTTATACCGTCTAACCTGGGCTGCCGGAATATCCCCCAAGTCAGCCAAGCTCATCCAAGAGGGTAATGCTCTGACATCAAAACGGGGATCTTTCATATTTATAGCGTCGATGCTGTCCCCTAAATCACAGTAGAACGTATTAGGAGCCGATAATCTTTTAACGGTATCTGCTATAAGATCTTCTTTAGTTTCCGCGTGGCCTAAATGAAGATCCCCGACGAAAACTATACTTACCGCTTCATTCCAAAAATCAAGACAAATTTCTACGCTTCTCACGTAATCTCCTTTTTCTTCCTTTTACTTTAAATGTGGGTGTAAGTTTTTCGATGCTTAACATTAGAAATTGCATGATTAGAAACCTTAAATTCTTTGGCTAAGGATACGCCTGTCTCACCTTTAATAAGTCTTTCGCGAATCTCTAAAACTTGTTCATCTGTTAACTTTCTACTAATCTCCCTACAAACCTTGACTCTAGCTTCTTCTGAACGCTTTCGATCCTGTAAAAAATTTGGCATATCCCCCTCTAAATGAGCGTATGTTTTTCGATGTTTGATATCAAAGATTGTGACTTGGTGTACTCCAAATATTTCTGCAAGACTTGTTTGAGTTTCTCCTGCACGAAGTCTTCTTCGAATCTCTAGAACTTGCTTGTCTGAGAGTTTTCTAAGGATTTCTCTAACAATTCCACTAGCGGCCTTTCCTCCAACACTACTCAAAAGTTTTCGTTCTTTTTCAGGGCGATCCATTTTGTTATCAGAACTAGTTCCTAAAACAATATTTTTTAAAGAGAAATCTAATTTATTATTATTTAAGTGACGAACCTCTAATCCAGGCGTATAAATTTCTTCCCCATATTTTTGATATGCAACAAGTCTATGAATAGATATATTTAAATGTTTACCATCTTTCCATACCCCTATAAATGGATAGCCATTAGTTGTTAAAGAAGGCTTAAGTACATTGCCTAAATGTGATATAACCTTATCCCCTACAACTCTATACCCCTTCTCATACGCAAACTCCTCGTTATGACTAAATTCCATATATACCCTTTCTATTCCTTTAGTTTAAACAAAGACCTTGAAACAGCAATTGCTTCAAGGTCTTCTATATTATACCACAGATTTCTATTTTGTCAAGGGGTAAATTTAATTAGATTCCAACCAACCCCGCATAACAACTTCGGCGATGCCTGTTGCGGTTGCAATACCTGACGCATGTAGGTCTGTGTGTTCAGAGAACTTCAGCGGGTTAACAAATATGAGAGGCACAGATTCATTAGCAGTAATTACTTCTGCTTCTGGGTAGTGTATACCGGACACCAAGAAATCCTTTGTTGGGTCCCTATTTGAGTGTATATAGAGTCGTGCATGTTGTCTATTAGCATTTACAATGCCACCACTAAAATTAATTTGTGTGATATAAAGTGTAAGACCATCTGGCACAGTGTAGAATGACGAGCGATCTACGGTATAGCCAAGCGTCATGTAGCCATAAGTAGTGCTTCCGGCTGTATTACGTAAGCTCAAGTTTCCCACTGGAACACCACCCGATCCGGCAGCAATTACCCGTATTGAGTTGATACGGAATATATCAGTATTCACCGTATCTACTGGCGTTGTGCCATTCATTACTACAATCTCACCGTGCTTTACATAGGCTTCATCAAGATATTGAATCCATACAACTAATGCCCCGGTGTGTGCTGATTTGTCGATAATGGCGTAATAACGGCTTGCACCTGAACCACCTTTTTGGAAGCCTCCAGCTACCGTTAGCGTATGTTGTGCGGCTGCTGTAACTACACCATACTCTGGTCCTGGATGTGCGGTATGTGGATCTAAAATAATTGTATCACCTGCTGCTACCGCAGTTGCCGCTGTGAAATCTACGTCTGCATCATAGAGTGTTGTTAATGAGCCACCTGCGTCAGACTGTACGGTATTTCCCGTTGCATCACCTTTGATGACAGTCCCGATATCCTGCGCGTTATCGCTCGAATACATTTCCATCTGCTGCTCTACTGTTGGATGAACATATAAACCAGCTTTACTCCATATGTCGCTCTCTGCCGTGGTCATTGTTGGAGTATAGCCAAAGTTGGTCCATGCTGTACGCCCAGAAACAAAACCTTCCGACTCAGTTATACTTGGTATATCTAATTCTACTAGATTTCCAGTATTTTAATCTATTACATTTAACTTCGTCATTATAATGTACCTTCTTCTGTATTATACGGTAGATGGAATCCAGGTAGCTCGTAAGCTTTACCTGCAAATAATCTACCCTTAAGTAATTGATCTAATAAATCTTGATCTCTAGCTATAGAAGAATCCCTAGATTTAGCCCCTTGAATATTTGAATAAGCTAACTCATCGTCTTTCCAAGAACCAACATCCCAGCTAGAGTTAAATGCGGAACCTGATTTAATTAATATGGATGCTTGTAGAACAATCTTTGCTTCGTCAGCAAACTCGATCACTGGTGGAGAACCTACATTAAATGTAATTGAAGAACTTCTTGCAACAGTTCCCGCCGAATCCACGGCATATCTATAATTCCATTTTGAACCCAGCATTTTAATTGCTTGTTGTAAATAAGAATCTAATAGATCATCAGTATAAGTATAAGGTTCTACAACATCATATAAATAACGTCTTAAATCTGGAACTAAAAAAGTCAGATCAGACATTCTACGACTCCTGTTGTATTTCCTCTAGGCGCAGCATAAGGAGTCTCATGCTCTTAGCTGGGCGGTTAAGGTCTTCAGCAATCTTTAGAATTCTCTGTAGAGTTGTTTCTGAAGAAAGCTTATTAATTTCGCTCTTAAGAGTAAAGTATGGAGCAACAACTAGTTCTGCAATCTGAGCATCAGAGATAGCGTTATCATAATTGATAGTCTCTACAGATCTTTCCTCGACTCGGATTAGTGAGCCGTTTTCAATTAGACCTTTATTGGCCTTTTCGAAATACTTTACCTCTAGCTGAGTCCAAAGAGAAATCTCTAGGTCTGCTGCCTCTGTTACCTGTGGATCGCCTTCAATAAGAACTTCTGTTCTACCACCCGAAAATGGATCAATACTCCTTACAATTACCCTACCTACGATAGCCTTACGATAGATTCTCTTGGGGACGCCGTTTTCCTGTGCAAGCATAATCTGTGAAACTATATTATCTCCAACACTAAGCATTACTTTCTCCTAAATAGATTGATAAACAGAAAAAGGGGAGGGAGCATAATGTCCCTCCCCTTTTATTTTCCTTTTGTATTAAACTGAATCGTATAAAATTAAACTATCAGACGATTTTTGAAGCATCAAAAAAGCCAAATTCCAGCATATGATCATATACATTATAAATATACTTAATAAATTCATTTGTAGATAGAGTCCACTTCGCTTTATTACATTGAAAACAGCAAGGAACACAGTTTTCTTCATAATAACCCTTATCACTATTAATTCTGTCCACTCCATTATATGTATAATAACGAAGTTGTTTTTTATAGTAATGCATTTTATGAACTTTATTGGGGGGTATTCCACAGTAAGAACAGTTTTGTTTTGTCAATTTATAGAATGCTTTTTTAGAAAGGAAAAAATCTAATCCCTTTTTCTTAGCATTTTGTTTATAAAATGTCATTAAACTACCTCTAGCTGAGTCTCCCTTTGAATCCTCTACAAATTCTATTAATTTATATTGATTTGATAAATCATAGCCAGACATGTGTGAATAAACTAAGTTTATATAATTACAAAAATCCTCTAAAGAAAGAGTCCATTTAGCTTTGTTACACTGGAAACAACAAGAGACACAATTTTTATCCGAGTATCCTATATTATTATCTAGTCTATCAATACCATTGTATGTATAATGATAAACGTAACCATTATCTTGATGATTATGAACTCTGCTTGGACTACTACCACAGTAAAAACAATTACTTTTAGTAAGTAAATAAAACTTAGCTTTAGAGAGGTCAAACTTCAGACCTCTCTTTAAAGCGTTATGTTTATAAACATTATATAGATTGTTTTTAGCTGATATTCCCTTAGAATCTTCCATTATCTATATATCCTTAGATTAGTATCAGACGATTTTGATCACGTAGATTGCTTCTGCTTTATCTACAACTAGTCCCCATTGCTGGAAAACTTCCATAATATAATATGGGGGCGTTGGTTCCATATCGGTATATTCTTTCCAAGTAGGATCACCAAAAGTCACAAACTCTCCAGCCTTATTTCCAATAACGAGAACAAAAGTTTCTGGAATTAAAGTGGAATTGGATTCTGGGTCATCCCAAACTTGCTCAAGACCGATGATGTTATTAACACCACGATACTGACCAATCCAACCATTGCGTAAAGTTTCGGTTAGAATTGGATCGGAGAACTGGGTTGCGCTATCATAAGTGCCATAGCCAGCAAACTCAGTAATAGGTAGTAATGTATTTCGTACACCGACGATAGCCTTTACGCCACCAGCGCGGTAATTAATGCGGTCGATAGCTGTATCAAGAGCTGTCTTAGTTAGAGAACCGGCAACTTCTGCATAGTTACTAGGAGTATTTGCAGCAGTCCATACACTTGTTAGAAGATCGAATACACGGCCCCCGTAAAAGTCTACGAATTTAGAAACCATTTCCTGCTTGATTTCCTCGACTGTGCCAATCTCGCCACGTTCTAGATCCCACAAGTTTGCCATAACCTTTACAACGTGACCGTCCAGAACGTAATTAATACGATCTGTAACATTGATCTCGTCAGATAGGTGTTTGGTACCTGGGATAAACTTACGAACTCGCATGTTAGGCTTTAGGAGTTTCTTTACTAGAATATCTCCAGGCATAAGTCTGCGGGTATCGAGGAATAGAGAAACAACATCCTCAGTAAGGTGATTTGGTTTAATCCAATCAATAATAAAAGAAGCTAATTCCCGACGTGATTCCTCGGTACGGGTTAGCGATGCTAAAGCGGTCTTAATTTTATCTGTAGACATATCAATCTCCACTACTTAAGTCTAACTGTAAGTTCAAAATTGGTGGAGTCTATTTCCTCGACAATACCAATGGTGCCAGAAGCATCATACTGAGCCTTACCAGCGTTAGCACCAGTGTAATTCACACTAATTGCTGCGCCCTTAACTAGACTTGTGCTACTAACATACTCACCACTGAATAGTGTTACAACAGCTCCGGTATTAAAAATACGAACCAATGTTCCCGAAGGAATTGCCGAACTCTTACGGAATGTTGGGTGAATAAGGTCAACCTGCGCATCAAATGGATCATTTGCAGCTTGATCGAATCCCTGTCTTAGAGCAAAGGTAAGAGAGGGGGTTGGTGTGTAATATGGTGGTGAGACATTTGTTGGGGGCCATGCTACAACTCCACCAACTAATAGAGCCTGTGCTGAGCTACTAGGAAGTGTTGCACCATAAACTCCATCGTCATCAGTAAAGTCGTCACCAAGAACAACGAAACGGCCTTCATACATCGCTTCTTTGGTTAATCCACCAAAGATATCTAGGTACTTATTAATCTCCATTTAGATTCTCTCCAAAGTGTTTCTTCAAAATTTCTACCGGCTTTAATTCTACTACGTGAGGAACTTCTGGAATAATCATTGGTGCCGGTGTTAACTCTGTCTTGCTAGCCTGTTCCCGCTCTCGCTTCGCAGATACTAGCTTTTTAACTACATTTAATTGGTCATCAGTTAAAGTAACTAATGCCCCGACATCCTCATCGGAAATATCTCCGAGAGTATCGCGTACAACTTTACCCCGCTCTGTGAGCAGTTTAAATTGTCTAAGTGAATCGAGTTCCGCAAGAAGTGTTGCTTGATCTTCTAAATCGGCCTCGTTTGGTTCCACAACTGGTGTCTCAACGGGGTCAACTGGTTCTACAGCGACAGGCGTTGGTTCAACCTCTGGAACAATTTCTACAGTGTCTTCTGACATAACATCCTCATTTGATTCTACCGTGCTGGAAAAGTTGAACATAGGTGTTCTATCTTCATAAGCTGGTCTATTAACTAGAGTTGCTGCCAAACATATAGGAGATTTTAACCACATGATTCCTTCGTCGTCAAACTCTTCCGTGGCGTAAGCTAATTCCCAAGAAATAAATGCTGACTCTTCCTTAATACGCTCTTTTAGGTAGGCTATATCTGAGGGACGCTCTTCGGGCCAAACAATTCCAGAACCAACAATAGAACCATCTTCTATCACTGTCTCCGTAATTACACCGATTGGAGAAGCTCCGTCATGGTTATCACCAATCCCACCAAAAGTCATCTTAAGAGGCATAAACATTGCTGAACTGGCAAGAGAGAAAAATTCATCTCTTTTAATTCCTACCATATTAGCATTAGGTTGGTCGTCCGTTAGAACAAAATCAACCTTGTTTATATAAGGATTATCGACAGAAGCTTCTTTTTTAGGAGAAAATTTAATTTTTGTATTAAATGTTATCTTCTTCATTTTCTTCGGTATCATCTCCTGGAGATTCTGGTGTTCCAAATATCTCCGTAATTAAAGCCTCTTCTTTCGAACGTATATGTAACTCAGTTTCATAATCAAAACCAGCTAGTTTAGCCAGGCTCGATCTAGAAATAATTTCCTCTTTCTCCAATAATTCACCAACTCTAAGTAAATCAGTTAGTTCAATTAAATTAAGGGGAGCAAAAGAAACTCTTGGCTTCTTACTAAATCCATTCTTTTCAGCAAGCTGTAGGAATAAATAATTAAAGAACTCAACAAAATCTTTTCTAAGTGCAGCCATTGAGTTAAGAGGCGAAAGTAATGCTGAACCTGAACTTCCGGTATTAGATTTATCTTTCTCCCCGGTAACTAGAAACTTTGGGAATCCTAAAGAATAAAGAATTTCTTGATTTATCTCATCATACTTACCTGTATCTAATACTGCATCAAGATTTGGAACTATCCATTCCAAACTTACAGTGTGGTTAGTAAACAACTCCATAATTCTAGCTTTATGATTAGCAGAACCACTCCTTGAAATTTGACTCTCAAGATCTGTAATTATATCGGTATCATCCTCAGTAATCGGATATGTATCATTACCCACTTTAACATGGAGAATAGCATTGATTACACGAGAGATAAGAGCGTAATCCATCTTGCGTAAATTACGCTTGTGGAATAGACTTTCTAATGCTGGCATAATATAAGGAATCGGATATGGGGTTCTTAATAGCGGCTTTCTACGAATAACGAAGTTATCCAATAAAGCAAATTTAGTAACACCCTCATTTACCTTTTTTATAAACTCTGGGAAATTTTCTACTAGTAGTTTATAAGTTTCCTCATCAACTGTTCCATCTGAATATTTTCCCTTATTAGTAATAAATGCAATTGACTCACTATCAACTACCCAATAAGGTACAATTCTATTTGGTAATGGTGTTGATTTTAAATCAATTTGAAGGGGAGATCTAATCCAAATATCTTGCGGAATTATATACGGTTTATCTAAACCTGATTCTTCTGGTGCCACAGTTCCCCAAACAATTTCTGGAATAACTAGACCAGAAAGTAAGTATTCTGTAGCTCCCTCAGACAAGAAGGTTAATAGAGAAGGGGTTATATAAGAGTATAAATCCATCTCTTCTTTTGTAGAAGCAGCAATAGAAATTCCGTTAATAGCAATCTCTACCTGCTTATCAATAATACTTCTTACGATACCTTCACGCTCGTAAAAGAAGTAGCATAGTTCGATTACATTTAACCAATCTTCTGGTAAAGATAATCTATCTATGGAGTTTTTAGACTGTGGAAAAGTACCAGTCTCCCAAGGAGCAAACTCCCTATAAGAAGCTGCCTTCATAAAATGTCTAATATCTGATCTTACTTCATCACTCATTCACTACTCCCGTCCCCGTCCCCACCGTGCGCCACTCCACAGTTTGGTGGGTTTTGGTTTACTTTCTTTATAGTCTTCTTTCATATAAATGGCGTATGAGAAACAAAGGAAAGAAGCTAATCTATGATCCTCCCCGCGTAATGACCCACCGGGGGTTCTTACTCGGTATACTGTATTACCACTAGGAGTTCTAGTTCCTTCTACGCGCTGTAATTCAGAAATCAATCTAGAATCTTTACTTGAAAGTAAGATTGATTTGTTATTAAATAGGCTGCGTAGTTTCTCAACTGCCAAATTCCGTGTAGAAACTTTGAGAGGATTACCGTCCAAGTCTAAGCCGATTTCAGCCATAGCTCCAAAAGCTACAGTAATTAATCTATCAGCATAAGCCTTGTGCTTATATTTATCGCTCAATATTTCTTGACCAATAAATAAACCAGAACTACCTTCGTCGATAGCTAGAAAAGAGAATCCATATAAATCATCTAGTTTATCAATAAATCGAACTTGTTTGGGGTATTCTATGTGCAAAAGAGTGATTCTTGCAAAGTGTTTCCAAGGACCAGTGGTATTTGAAAATAAAGAAATAACAGTTGGATCTGTGTTTCCTTGTATTGCTACTTTTCCCTTTCGTCTAGTTACATAAAATCCAGTGGGTGTTTTTAAACAGTAAATTTTTCCGTTATACTCTATTTCCTTAACATTTAAATTTCTTGTTAACCAATGTTCCTGTTTATTCATAATACTTACTTTATTAACACCCTTTTTATAGTAACTTCTAGTAGAAGAATATCCAAGGGAAATAGCAAGAGCTTGAACTTGATCTATTAAAACATTTGAAGAACTAGTATATTGAGGACTTCTGTCTGAATTTATTCTGGTTCCATCTCCAAGAAGCATTGTTCTAAGAAACAACTCTTTATTTTCTGTGGAACAATTAAAAATAAAATCTGGGATTTTTTTATTTCTTGCATGTATCCCACAATTTTCTCTTAACCATAAACAAAGTTCTTTACAAGTAATTCTCCATTGAAAAAGAGTATTGCCAACAGAAGTTTTCTTCTCTGTTTTTGTTATTGTGTAAGGTAAAGCAGTTAAAACTTCTTCAATTTCTTTTGAGTATCTCGCTTCATTTTGAACAATATTAATTTCCCAACTTCGATTGGCTGTAGCCGACCCCTCAGAGATAAACCAGGCCAAAAATTTTAGCCATACTTTTATACTTACCTTAACATCAGACTTTTTCCTGTCTTTTCTATCGCAATAATACCAGGGAATTTTTACAGTATCAGCTTCGTCTAAAACCCCCGCAAAATCTCCGGCTATTTTTACTCTAAATTTATCATTCTTTAGTGTTAATAAATCCTTGGCAAATAACTTTTCATACCTCTGTTGAATTCCATTTTTAACTTTACTTACTAATACAGAGTGTTCTGGAGAAACACAAAAATTTGTACTTTTACCAGCAACTTCAATCATTTTACCACTATAATCTTGTTGCCAAAGAAATTCAGGTTTGTTCCATTGTAAGAGATTTGTTTCTGTATTATAGCATACAACCATTTCATTTCCAAGTAATTCAGAATGTTTTAACCAACCCCTGCTTGTTAAAACCTCAGTATCTTCAGAATAACAATATCCCAAGTCAATTCCTGCGGCAACCATACCTTTTTCTTTAGGTAAAGATTCCAATAATCTTAAAGCTTTTGCAGGATCATTCTCTATGTCTCTATTACTTAGGGTAGCAGTAAATGTACTGAATGGTTCTAATGGGAGTGTATCTTTAGCGAATAGAACTGTAACTGGTGAAGAGTGTTGTCCTAGAATTAATCGTTGATAATCATCGCCTTCTTTTCCACCATACTGTTGTTGATTTCTTTCATCATCTTCTTTAGTATACCTAGGATTATCAAAGGATGAAACTCTGTGTCTTGTATATTGTTGAGACTCCATATCAGCGTAGTATAAAACATTGTTTTCCCGCTGACCTGAAGGTGTCCCACAAACATATAACTTAAATCCATTTTCCCATACGTTAAGAGTTGGACCTAATTCTACCCACACAGGCCAATTATAAAAACCTGCCTCATCAAGAAGAATAATTGGAGAGTGCAAACCAATAACAGAAGCTCCTGTACCCATAACACCAGCAATACGACAGTCAATAGTCAAACCATTAGACAAGCCAAGAGTAAATGTTTGCGAGTTAATAGACTTTCTAAAGTGTCTTAAGAATGGATGAAACCCTAACCAACGGGTTAGTTTTCTCCATATGGGAGTAAGGTGAACTCTATTAGGAGTGGTTAAAGCTACTACATGTGTTGGAAAGAAGTCATTAATAGAATAATATATTAAGAGATCTATAAGAGCTTCGGTATTATGAGAGTATATATCATCAGCTACTAATGTATGATATTTTTCTACTTCTATAGAGTAGGTTTGACGTTCACCAACATCTTCTAATTCTTTTACTTTTACCCATCGTACCTGCTGGAACTTGATTAACTCTGCATCCTTATTAACAATTCGTTTAGATTTATTTAGTGTTGGAAAATAAGATAATGCCCTAGTATACTTTTCATCTGCTCTTTTTATACGGTACTTTTTATAGTCTATTAATGGTAGAGTGTCAGATGTATTATTAGATACTTTACGTATCTCTATAAAAGTATTTTTCCTGTGTGTATAAAAACCAATTTTAGAAAGAAAATTCTTTGCGTCGTCACCAGAAAGATCTATTATCCAAGCATCCCTTTTAGGAGTTTTCTTCTTACTAATAGATCCCTGAATTCCAAAACGTAAAAGTAAATGTTTGATGTTATATGCCAGCTCTTTAGAAGAGGAGGAATATCCAACCACTCCCGTAGAGTACCAACCATCATCACCGAATAATCTACTTAATAAAATTATTATCTGTCTTTTTGGTAGTTCAAATAGAGCGTCTGGAATAAACTTTTGATGAGAATACTTATCGAGTAAACCTAGCTTGCGTAAAAGTTTTTTATAGTGTGGTGAAGCTTTAAAATTATATTGAACACAGGTACTTCTTTTATCCTCATATTGATATATTTCCCCACCAAAGTCCCCTATAAATTCCTGCATATCAATGATAAACTCTTTTTCAGCGGAAGCTAATAACCCTGTATTTCTAGTACCCTCTGCTATAAAATGAGCAATCATCTTTACTTCAGAATCTTTAAAGGATTCATTATAACCAAAAAATTTGATTGAACGGGGAATTGCAATGTATGTTCCTATAGTTAAATCTTTTGCTGCTACCCACCCATTAGGAGTTAAGAATGGATGTTCCTCTGTAACTGTTGTTTCTTTTCCTAAAACTGTTTTTAATCTAAGACAAGACTTGATTCCATTATCAGTGATAAAAGCTTTAGATGATACTTGTTTAAAAGTATCTTGATCTAAAGCTGGAACAAATAGTTCCTTCTCAGTTTTATAATACTCTTCTACAGTTTTATATCCCCCTGTAAGTGTGTTTACTAATCTCGAATCTTTATCGAGACATTTGCCAGTTGCTCTGGCAGCTCTAAAACTAATATAATTTCCACAATCAAGGAGAACTTCCTTTTGATAAAAGGTTAGTTCCCACATAGGATCTGCTTCTTTACGTAAAAATTCTGAACACCAGAGGGGATGTTCTAGTATTTCTAATAATGCTGCTTCTCCCTCTGACAGTTTCTTATAAATCATTTAATAATTCCTCAACCCGTCGTCGCGTTTCTGAGTGCATAATCTGGTTGTGCTTGTTCTTCTCATACCACTCAACTGTGTTGGGGTTGCCGTAGGCCCTGCCAGCACCTCGCCAATCAGCGACCATCTCGCTGATGTATCGCTCTGGCATTGGTAAGGCGCTGAATATATCCAGGGGGAATGTCTTCCCGCAGTGAAGGCATCTAGCGCCGTCGCTACCATTGACCAGGATCTTTGTGCGACCGATGTGAATAGGTCCAGGTGTGATTCTTTCCGGTCGCTCGCCTGGAAGAGTTACCTCCTCTATGATGTGCGAACACCGCTGCGTGCCTATATCGCTTGCTGCAACAAGGCTATCACGTCTTACGTAAAGCCATGCCTGCCAGTGGTGCTTATTGTGCTTCTGGTGATGGTGCCACGCCACATCAAAGGCCAGATTAACGTCAGCTTTGAGCGACACTGTCCCTGGGTGATGTTGTTTGACGTACATGGGCACATCCGTCCACGACTCATACACAAAATCACCGTGGAAGTATTTTGCATACGGGAAGAACTCACAAGGCTGAAACTTGCTCGCGTCGTGAATGAATCCAAACCACGGGACGCCAAGACGACACGCCTCGATGAATACAAACCATTTAT